CAAGGAGGTCACGACTTGATTCGTACACGCGCCGCCCGGTGTATTGCCGTTGAGCTTGGCGACGGTGGGCGACGGATACGACCCCGAAAGATCCCCGCTCGCGGAGCCATTCGGCGGCAGTGCAGTAGGCAACGCCGCTTGCACAAAGGCGGTCGTGGCGAGCTGGGTCGTATTCGTGCTTGTCGCGGCGGTAGGCGCGACCGGCGTCCCCGTCAACGTCGGCGACACGATGCTCGGCGAGGTCGCCTGCACCACCGAGCCCGAACCCGTGCCCGCGATGAGCGATGCAGTGCCTGTGGCGAAGTCCAGGAACCCGCTGCTCGCACTGTAATTGGCGCCCGTGCCGCCTTGAGCGGGGGGCAGGGGGGAGGCAAGATGCGTGACGGTGACCTGAGACGATGTATTGATGTCCGCGCCCGTCACCGCAATCGAGTTGCTCACATCCGCCGCAATGACCGTCGAACACGAGGGCACTGCGGAGGTGCTCAATGACGTGACGACTTGATTCGTGCAGGCGCCGCCCGGAGTGTTGCCGTTGACCTTGGTGACCGTCGGGTTAGGGAAAGTCCCCGACAAGTCTCCCCCGGCGCTTGCGGTCGTCGCGGTCGTGACGAAAGCGGTTGTCGCGAGTTGGGTCGTGTTCGTGCCGCTCGTCGCCGTCGGCGCCGTCGGAGTGCCCGTCAACGCAGGGCTCGCCGACAGAGCTACCGTTGTGCCCGTGCCCGTTGTCGCCGCACCCACGATATGGGTGGCGCCATTGGTGGCGAGAACCGGAGTCGAGGCTGTGAGCGCCGCTCCATTGAACTGCGCCACGGTCGGCGACGGGTACGACCCGCTCAAGTCTCCGCCCGCCGTGCCATTCGGGGGCAGTGCGGTGGGCAACGCCGCTTGCACAAAGGCGGTCGTGGCGAGCTGGGTCGTATTCGTGCCCACGGTAGCGGTCGGCGCAGCGGGCGTACCCGTTAGCGTGGGAGAGGCCGCGAGAACCGCGGTAGACCCCGAACCCGTTGTGGTCGCGGCATTGACATGGCCGCTCACGTCGCTTGCTAGGATAGGCGCCGCCGCGCCGCCGCTGATCGTTTGCCCGTTGACCTTCGCCACGGCCGGCGACGGGTAGGAGCCACTTAAGTCGCCCGAGGCCGAACCGTTGGGAGGCAGCGCGGTCGGCAGCGCGGCCTGTACGAACGCCGTCGAGGCCGCCTGCGTCGTGTTCGTGCCCCCGGTCGCGGTCGGCACTATCGGCGTACCCGTCAGGGTGGGAGACGCCGAGAGCACGACCGTCGTGCCCGTGCCTGTCGTCGTCGCACCGCTGAACGCCGTCCCATTGCCGCTCACGACGGTTGCCGTCGGGACGCTCGGCACCGCGCTCGCCAACACCACCGCCCCTGTGCCCGTCGTCGTCGCGCCGACGAGTTGACGGCTGCTGTTGGTCGCGACGACACTCGCGGAGGTTGGGATCGCGGCGCCTTCGATCTGACAGACCACAGGCGCAGGATACGTAGAGCACAGATCCCCGCTCGCGCTACCCGTCGGGGCACTGTTCGAGTTCGCGAGCACAAAAGCGGTCGTCGCGAGCTGCGTCGTGTTCGTCCCGTTCGATGCGGTCGGCGCGGTCGGAGTGCCCGTCAACGCGGGCGAGGCGAGCGGCGCGGCTCCTGATACCGCGGCAACGCCAATCGCGATGTTGGCGGTCGTGTCCGCCGTGACCTGCCCCTTTGCATTTATCGTGAGTACCGGCACCGCGCTCGCGCTGCCCACGGTGCCCGGAGTCGAGTTCACGGTGGCGAGAGTGGCGCTGTTCGTGCCCGCAGCAATCACGATGTCCCCCGTGATGGCTGGGATAGCGGCGATGGGCAGGGAACTGCACGAGGTCGGGTAAGCCAGCGTCACCGTGGCATTGCAGAGAATCGCGGACGGATTGACCTGGGGCACAATCGCCCCTTGCTGCGAGAAGTAATTGATGAAATTCAGCATGTACACTTTGCGCGTCGTGTACCCCGTGGCGCTCGTCGGATCGACTTGATCGAGCTGCAACAGGTCGGTGTTGTTCAACGGCAGCACAGCAGGGGGTTGCTGCTCCAGCGTCGTCACCTGCGCCTGCGCGGCATTCGCGCACAGTAATAGGGCCGCTGCCCATGATGAGGCTCGTTTCATCAACTCGGCTCCGTGGCAAGAATGTTCTGCTTTTGATTCAGCAACACGACTCCACTCTCCGTCACCAGTACATCGCCCACATCGGGCACACGGAAACATCGATTGACAACCGTATCGTCGCGCAGATCCACGACCGCGATGGCGAGATAATGGATGGCATAGGTGCGATTCACTTCGCGATGCAATGTGATGCCCATGTCCTGGCGCTTGATCCATTGCTGATTCACGAGTTCGGGCGCGGGGCGTATCGGGCCGCAGCCGTTGAAGGCGATGTCATTTGCAGTGAGTTGCTCACAGTTCTGCGGGATCGCGAGCCCATCGCGCAGCAGCGCGGCGTATTGCTTCGCATTCGGGCCATAGAACGAGGCGAGCACATCGAGCTGCTCATGCCGCTGATACGTGCCGCAATCGTTGACGGGATCGTACCCAATCGCAGGACCCTCATCGGGCGTCGAGAGCATGATCCCGAACGCGCACCAATTCACATTCGCCGCAGGCTGCTTGGGCGGTGTCGGCTGCCAGCGCGGGAACACGAGCGTATTGGGCAACGTCGTAATCTGCGCCACCACGCCCTCCAGCAACGCATCGAGCGCGTCATCGTCGAGCGGATAGGGCAGGCTCGGCGTCAGCACTCCGCCTGTGGAACTGGAGTTCGCGAGCGGGGGTAAGGGCGTGCTCATCAGTTGACCCAGTAGTACCAGGACGTCGATGCGAGTGCGGTGCCCGTGATGACAAACGTGGTCGTGCCGTTGGCGCCCGCTTGAAAAGCACCGGCCGCCGGGATTTCGTTGAGCTGAGTCATGTCAGTGCATCCGGCGGCAGCGAAGATATGCGCCGCCCGTCGCACTGCCACCGCCGAAGGTGATCTGTCCTATGCCATAAATAGTCGTCGTACTGGACAGCAATTCTTGAGTGGGGGGCGACAGAAGGGCCTCGAACGGATTTCCCGTTGAAGTGGAAGCGTAGGAGACTGTGCTGTACAAATTGTTGGCGGGTAGTCCCACCGAAGTGTAGACAGCAGATTTGTAGCCGATTGATGCCGTCAGCGATGCCCCGGTGCCTTGCCAGAGCGAGTAACAGTCCCAATCGCCCGCTTGCAAATTCATTGCGGCGCCCGCAGTCCACGTTGCCGTGGTAAGAATCGGCCCCATCGTCGCGGTTTGAGTGCCGCTGCCTGCGGCGGTGATATTCACGATGCCGGTGCAAGAGGTCGAAGCACATGCCAGAGCGTGGGCAGCGGTATCCGTCAGGTAGAACGTGGTTCCAGAAACCAACGCCCCGACGACCCAATACGTGGTCGCTGTGGAAATGCCTGTTGGCAGGCTGCCGCTTGTCGTGAACACAACCCCGCAGGTCCACGCGGCGGGATTCGTCGGTGACACGACCCACTGGATGGCTGTGGTCCAAACAATCGCCGCAGGGATCGTGCCCGTCGAGTAAGCAATGGTGACGGTCTGGCTGGAGTTGGCATTGCAGTTGATGAACTGCAATTCACCATACGTGCCCGCAGCGGCTGCGTTATTGCTGGTAACGCCAACAATGCCGCCGCCACTTGAGGGGGTTATGGCATTCCCCGTTCCCATCGTGATCGCTGGGGCCGTTGTGGTATTGGCCGTCGCGAAGGTGCCTAACCCACTAATCTGCGTTGAAGGAATAGTCGGCAGATCCGCAGCCACCAACGAGCGACACGTCGGCTGCGCAGCAGCTCCCGAGGTCGGCCCCGCGAGCACGCAATTTGCCGCCTGGGTCACGAGCGTGAAGGTGAGCGTCCCCGCGCCGGTGACTGGCGAGTTGGTGATCGTGTAGAAGGGCGCGGTCGAGCCGTCGGCGAGGCCGACGCTGGTGACGCTGCCGCCACTACTACCGTTGATCGGCGCGACCTGCGCGAACGCGGCTGCCGACAGCAGCAGCCCCGCTAACCCTACGAAGATCCGCATCATTGCACCGCGACGAACAGGGGGCGCACCGAGCATTGCAACGCGGTAGAGCTGCCCGCCGCGGTGACGATGCCCTCAATGTAACCTCGGCCCCAGGTGAAGTTCGTCAGGGCATTCGCCGTGAACACGCCGCCCGCGGCCCCTGTGCCTGCGGCAACGTACGTTGAGCCGTCCGACGCGAGCATCGAGAGCGTGACGGTGGCGCCATTCCAGGTGCCCACGCAATCGAAGGCGCCAGAACCCCCGGGCCACAGCACTGCCGTCCCCGTCACCTTGGCTGCCGTCGAGGCGCTCCCCACCAGATAAAACTGCGTCACGCCCTGTTGATTTTGCTGCGCTCGTGCGAGCGTAAACAGCACCAGCAGCGTGATGAGGGCTGTTACCGCGTAGAACAAGAGGAATCTTATGGGCAGTTTCATGTCAGGGCAACCTCCGCAAACATTGCGCACAATTGTTCAAAGGAACGGCCATCCTCCTCATGCGGGCGGCACACCCAAGGTGCCAAACTGCGACGAGTAATCCACGCGCAGCAGCGCGGTCAAATACTTCGCCCCATTCAACGTGCCCGCGGGCGTATAGGTGCCGCGCACGTCGCCCGTGCTCGAAGTCGCGGGGGATGTGAGATCGCGCGTCACAAACGTCCCTGCGTCCGCCGCATCGTTGAACATCATGGCGAGAATGCCGCCCGACGACACATGAAACGGCAGGCCCAGCACATTGCCCGTGCCAAACGTCGCGCCCGTAATCGAGGCGGAGGAGGTGATGCTGGCTATCGCCGACCACGTCTTTTTCCCCGTGAACGAGGTGCCCGTCTGCACCTCCGTCTGCGCCGTGCCGTAGTAATCGAGGCCTGCTGCCGTCACGGTGCTCGAGGTCGTCCACGCGCCAATCAAGTTGCGCGGCACATCGGGCTTCGTCGCGGCGAGCACGGCGGTTCCTGCGGCCGCAATCGAGGCCGACACGGAGTAGTAATTCGACACACCGACCACGGGCGCTTGTCCCGCTACCGTTGCATTCGCCGTCGCCGCGGACGAGACTGCGCCCGCGACCGCATACGTGCCGGTGGCGGGCGTGGGGTAGACGTAGAACGGACACGAGGTCGCGCCGTTCGTGAGCACGGCGTTGAGCACCTGCCCTGTCGAGAGCGTGACCGGGTACAGACCCGTGTTTCCGCTCCAATTCGCATTCAGGGTTGCGGACGAGGCCGCAGCGGCGAGCGTTGCCGTGAACGTGAGCGCATTCGCACTGCTCACGGGCTTCCACAAAATATCCGCGACCCCATTGGCAGCGGCGGGCATGTACGCGCCCGGAATCGATACGCTGTTCCAGGATAAGGTGGCGGGGTTCCAGTACTGCAACCCCTGGTCACTCGTGAACGCAATGCAGCCCGAGGCTCCGGGGCCATTGGGCATGGCGGCGACGAGCGCCGCTCGCGTACCATAAAAATCCACTCGTCCGTCAAGCTGGGCTGAGGCCGTCATGCGATGATACTCCTAGAGGGAAATAGTGTGTGTTGAAAAGGCGTTCGGACTATTGAGCACGCCACTCCGCCCGAACGCATGCGGAGCCGGCACACCGCGCGTTGACGTTGAAACGAACGGTCGGCGCCTATTGTGCGTGGAAAGGGTGCGCTTACAGCCTCGAACGCTTCGAGGCGTAATAGCGTGCGAGCGACGCCTGCTTAACGCAGGTTTTGCAGTTTCGATTGGTGGCTGCATAAAACTGATTGGAGGGCTTCATCCCCAGGCAACGCGGGCAGAGTCTCTGTTCGAGCGATTCCTCTACCGCATCGAACATGGGCACCTCGTCCGCTGTGCGCAGCACTCCGTACAATCCCAGCATGCGCACAATATAGCCCCGTGAAAGCAGTCCCACGAGTGCATAATCGAGTTCCTGCTTCGTCGCTGTAACGTGCAAGGCGATATGCCGGCGGGTGAAAAAGCAACGCGCCCGCTCCGTAAGGTAGCAGAGCACGGCGCGCGGCAAGGGGTCCAAAACAAGAGGCGGTGCCACGCATGGTACGACTTTCGGCGCTGCGCAGCTCTCGATCCCGCCCGACCGTCGTAGAGGCGGCTGAAGGGAGTCCAACGACTCTACAGATCTGTACACAGGGGATCAGATTTTGGGCGATTCTGCCGCGCTCTTGACCGCGGCGGCACTCGCCGTGGTTGCGGGCGTCGCTGCGGTCACTGCGGCATCGATGGCTGCGACCGACGCAATCACACCCGACAAGTCAATCGACGGATTGGCGGCTTGCAATGCGGCAATCTGCGCATTCAACGCGGCAACCTCCGTCGCCACATCCGTAATCAACGTCGTCACATCGTTCTGCAATTGCTGTACGGCGGTGGTCAATTGAGTGAGCTGAGTAGACATGCTGTTTACCTTTTCGTGGAGTGAGAGGAGTAAAGATTCGAGCGGCCAGATAGCCCGGTTATGAAACCAGCCCATTACAGTTCCGGAATGATGGCGGCGGGCCAGCAGCGGCAATTCCAGATGCGTCCTGGGTGATGCCGCATCATGCGACCGTTCTCATTCACGAGCGGGGGATTGTCCCACGAGCACACTTGCCCCTGCATCACTCGGTGCCCGGGGCGCACATCTGCATCGCCCGCCGTTTCCCATGTGTAATGGGTCGAGCCCGCCTGCCGTGCCCGCGCCTCTTGCAGCACGCTCGCCGTTGTCGCGACTTCCGTGCGCGCAATCAACTTCGCGCGATTGAACGTCACCTCTCCCGACCGCATCACCTCATCGATCAAGTCCGTTGAGCGCACGCCGTTGACGAGCGCCTCCTGCGTCAGCTTAACGACGCGCTGCGCAGCCTTCGTCGGCAGCGAGGTGATGAGATCGACTTGCTCCGCCATACGCTCTGCGAACAAATGCCCGACGGGTGTATTGCGGATGTCGAAACGCAATTGCTGCCCCAGGGCGCCCGACAATGCGCGCCATGTATCGATGTCCCGCCCGTTGACATCCATCAGCATTTTGAGCGCATGGCGCTTGGCCCAAGGCTTCAGCGCCTTCGCGTACTCGTACAGCAACGAGGTCAGCTCCGCAGCCCCCTCGGTCTCGAGGCTCGGGTAGGAGCGAATCATGCGCGCTACATGATCGGCAATCGAGCGCAACCCCGCAAAGTACTGCTGCTCGGCGCGAGCGGTTTTCGGCCGTCGATCAAGGCGCTTGAAGGACAACTTATCGCCGGTCGGCAGGGGAACAGGGGGTTCCCCGTGCGATTGAACGAATCCCCGGCGCACGCCGGCAAGGTTGGGGTTCAAGCGTCGCCCTCACCGTAATACGCATCCACGCGCCGTTTCACCTCGGGGTCCGTGAGTAGCGCAAAGCACTTCATTTCACCGCCCTCAATTTAGGCGTCCCGGTGGGCTTCACCGGCATGGCAGGATCGTCGGGGCCGCCCCCGACCTCATCCCCTTCCCCCGCGCCGCCGAGCTGCGCTTTCGCGGATGCCATCAGTTCCTCGGGCGACGGGGCGAGTTCGGCCTTGGCCGCCTCGATGTCCTCGTCCTGAATGTTCGAGAACATGCCCGTCTGATTCGCCATCTGTTTCAACTCCTTCATGCCGCCTTGTTGCGTGAGGAGCTGCGCATCGTAGGCTTGCGTCACGGCGGTCGTCTTTTTGACCGCCACGTCCGCCTTCTCCCCGTCCGTCATTTTCCACAGCGGTCGGAACTTCAGCGCCCACACCTCGGGCGTGTCCCGACCCCAGAAAGAGCGGTATGCGACGCGGTAGAGAATATCGACGGGCGCGGCCATGTCGGTCGCCTGGTCGTTCGCTATCGACTCCTGATAATTGCGGATGTCCGCATCCCCCGTCGAGAACCCCGCGGGCGACTGACCAAAAAGCATCACGAGGGGCGTACGGGTGGCCCCTGCGAGTTGCTCTGCCTGCTGCGCCATGACCGCATCGAGCCCTGTGAATGTGTACGCATGCGCCTCGAACGAGTCATCCGCATCGATGACCGTGATGCCCTCATTCGTCTGGTTGTAGCGCATGATGGCGACTTGCTTCTGCACCGCCTTCTCCGCCTGGGCATTGCCCGCGAGAATCGTGCGCAGGTTCTTCATCTTGAGCGTGCGCAAATGCGCCTTGTACACGAGCTGCGCCACGCCCTGTGAGGTTGAGTCGAAGGCGAGCAGCCTGTCCCACAGACGCTCAAGCACTGACTGCGACCACAGATTCTCCGAAATCCTCTGCCAGTACGGCAGCTTCACGCCCTCGAACCGCAGCACGCGCGAGTAGTGAATGCGCATGCGGGGGATGCCTCCGGAATCCGCAACCGTGTCATAGAAGCGCGGCATGCCAAACATCGGGCCATACTCATCAACGAGATCCGAGAGCGAGGGCGTCACGACCCAACGGTCGAGAGGCAGCAGTCCCTTGAACTGTCCCTGGCGCAAGGTTTCGAGGCGCAGCGGCGTCGCGGGGTCCTGGTCCTCGATCATCATGAACGCGAGCGCCCCGCCGTACAGCCGCGCCCACTTTTGCGTCTGGCACAGCGCGCCCCACACTTGCAGAGCGGCGACGTGCTTCTCGAACTCCGCAATGCGGTCGGGAGCATCGTCCGTGATAATCTCCACGCCCTCCCGCGTCATGTCCTCCGCCCGCGTATCGACCGCTCGGCCGACGATCCACGAGCCTCGATACGCCCACTCGATCTGCTGCCGCACGCGCGTAATCGGGCGGAAGGCGTACATGCCCGCGTCGCCCTGGTTCCCCGAGCCCAAGCCCGTGTGCGTCATGTAGTTGACGAAGGAGTCTTGCGTTGCGAACGATTTCGCGGACTTCGCATCCTGCGTCTTCGCGCGACGGGCCGAGGGCTGCTTTGCTTTCACCTGATTTCACCGTCGATCGACCACACAGCGTCTTGCCTCAAGTCAGCTCCTTCATCACAAACGTCCGCTGCTCGATCCTGCGCCGTATCACATCAATCGCGATTTGTGGCAAGTCCGCCTGCCGCGCGATCACGATCTTCGATTCGTCCTCCTCATTCTTGAACTTCAGCCACGCCGCGAAGCGCACCTGCTCGACGCCCGTGAGCGCCTCGACACGGGGCTCTGCCGCGCGATTCGTGAACTTCGGCTCCAGCGATTTCAAGGACAAGTCCGTCACGCGCCCATCGCCCGAGACGTGCAGGGTTTTCGTCTGCATTTGCTCCGCGAGATCGTCCTTCGCGAGCGCCCCGAGTTCGTTGAGTCCGTATAGCAGCGCGGTCATGGGAGTTCCTCCTTCGTGTGCTCTTGTGCTGTCGCGTTCATGCCATCTCCGCAATGCGCATCCACGTCTCCTCCTCGCGCTGCCCGGGGTTGAACACCATCATCACGGCATCGGCGAGGTTCGGCGATCGGGTGCCATCCGGCTGCTTG